CACCACCTCCACCACCTGCGGCGGCTCCGGCTAATCCCGGTCCGGCCATTAAATCATCATTTTTACTTAATTCAAATAACCCACCTTCTTTGGTTGATACTCTGGTCTTTCCATCAGCTGGTGACATTACGTCTCCAGCCTTACTATATAAACTATATCCATATGCCAATGCCCCAGCTGCCGCCACCGCACCTAATACAGGACCTATAACAGGAATATATTGAGCAATTGAAAGATATGCACTCATTGCCATTTGAGCTATTCTAGCTAATAATCCTTTTTTCTCTGCCAATGCGGCTCTATTTGTAAGTGCTAACTTAACTATCATAGCAGCATTTTCATATTGTGATACAAGAACTGTAGCTACTTTCTTTGCGTATATCGCTCCCAATACTCCTAAAAATACTAAAGCTACATCTAAATTTTCTTTTAAAAATCCTGCCATTTTAGCCAATCCTTCAGCCGCTGCATTTATTGGTAATAATATTAAATTCAATAGGCTTGCTACTCCTTCTAATAGTGGAGATAATACACCACCAACAGTTGCAACAATACCCATAAATGCGTTTTGCATTCTTTCCAATTGTCCTTGTTGTTCGTTTTGTGCTGCTATTTTTTTAGTTTCTTCTGCCAATTGTTCTTTGGTCATATTGGTAATATCCAATCCTTTATCAATAGCATCCGCTGCAAGTTTCTTTTCTTCTTCAGTTAATCCATTCAACTTTTCTTGCATCATTAATTGCTTATTTATTTCTTCAACGCTCATACCGGCTGCTTTAGCCAATTGTTGTTGTGTAAAATAATCTTTTTGACGGAAATCTCCACTTCTTTGAATTTGTTTTAGGGTTTCTTCATTTGCTTCCTGAAGTTTACCTTCCATTGCCAATGCTCTTGCTCTACTTAAATTAAACTCACCCCCTACAAACGTTGCAGCTACTAATTCTTGCTCAATACCATTTTCAAAATCTAATAATTTTTCTGCCAATGATACCTGTTGTTTTAACGAAGTACCCATTCTTTGTGCTTGTATTGCGTTTTTAGTTAACGCATTTATATCACCTTTAAAGAATGTAGATGCAGCTTCTGCGTTTTCAGCAATATCTTTAAATACTTTATCAGGTGCAACTCCGGCTAATTTAGCCATATTTGCAACTTGATTCCCTACGTTAGCTGCTGTTTCCGATGATAATCCTCCAACACTTTCAAGTACACTTTGTACTTTTGCAGCGTTACCTGCAGAAATTCCAAAGTTTGTACCCATTACAGACAATGATGCCAATACTTCTTCGGAAACATTTACAGTATCACTAAATTCTTCTTTTAATGCTTTTGCAGTATCAAATACGGTTTTTAATTCAACACCAGCATCTCTGAAATTCATCTCAATGTGATGCGCATTGTTAACTAAATCTTTCGTTTGTGAATTTAGTAATCCCGTTTCTTTTCTAAAATCTTGTGCCGCTGCATCTAATGCTATAAATGAATGTAATGCTGCACCTATTAGTGCATACATTATTACAAGCGGGGCACCCATCACAGCCAATTGCGCTACCATCTTTTTTGCCATACCCAACGCATCTCCTATAAATCCAGGCATATGATGTAATAATTCATGATTAGCTTCGTGAATTGCCTCAGTTCTTTCTAATTGTTTATTAAGATTTTTTAATGTTTTTAAATGAGCTTCCGCTTCGTCTTTTGCATCTCCGGATAAATGTGCAATAGAACGTTCTAATTTTTCTATTTCTTTTTCTGCATCTGATGTTTCATGTTTAATAGCGGCAAGTTCTTCTGCTTTAAGCATTATCGATGCATTCATGCTTTCTAAGACCGCAGTTTCTTTTTGCGAAGCTTTTAAAGCATCACCTTCTAATTGTAATTCTGCTTCTTTTCTTTCTAAAATTTTATTTGTTAAACTTGCTAATGTATTTGCTCCGGAAGCTTGCTTTTGTAAAACTTTCAATGCACCATGTGACATAGATGCCAATGATTCCATAGAAGCTTCTTCATCTTCTAAAAATTTCTGTCTTTTTTTAAGTTCTTTAGCAGAATCAGTTTGTAATCGCAAACGAATTTTTTCCGTTTGTGCCATAGCTTCCAAATCGTCTCTTTCAGAACCGGTGGCAAGTGCTATTTTTTCGTTTAAAATACGAATACGCTCTTTTATTTCTACGTTTTCTTCTAATAAACGATTTAATTCCGCCTGTTCATTCGGTGTTAGTGGTGCTACTGCCATTTAAATCAATGTTATTTAAAATCCTTATCTATAATACCCAAATCCTGCATTTTCTTAAATCTTTCAGGATTTTCATCTCTAATTTTTCTAATTCTAGGAATAAAGCTTCTAGAAATATCTGCCATTTCATCATCTAATTTTCTCATTATTGGGTCAGCATCAATAATTGATTGCAATGTTTGTGGTTTCTTTTTCCCAAACATACCCCAAAATTCTTTTAAATTAGATTTTGATATTTTATATTTTTTCATATTAGTTGTAGTTTAACATCTATAAATATCCTATTAATAAAAAAAGTTAGGATTATCGATTAACCCTAACTTTTGAATTATTTGCTTTGTTTGATTTTTTTACCTCATCTGCTTCTTTCTTTTTAGCATCTACCAATTTATTATAGTAAAACATCCTTAAATACGTTGGCATTTTATAAAGTTCCATTACGGTAAAACCATTCCCATATTGAACCATATCAAATATCTGGGTATGAACTTGAATACTATGATTCCGTGCTAGGCCAAAAAAAGCTGACACCCATAGTGATAGGCGCCTCCTCCACCTCTCCATCTTCATGGATATGAGTAAATTTCATATCAACATCAGGTGATATTTTTTTTACATAACTTCTTAGTGCTCTACTATCCAATGCCAATAACCCATTTACAAATTTGTTTATAGTTGTAGATGAATTATCACCATCAACCGATTGAACCATATAACGTAAACGAGTTGTAATATCCGCACCTACTCCACCTAACTTTTCAATAGCCTGAATATCTTTATCAATTGCCATTTCATCACCATGTGTAAGTAATTTACATATAATTTTTTTCTTATTAGATGGTAATACGAATTCGAATTCATTTTTATTATCAAATATTGATAAATCTACTTCTTTTGTTTTTACTTTTCCCAAATCAACCTTTGCATCAATTGATTGATTTAATTTAGATGAATAAAATTTAAAAAGATACTCTGGACCATATCCTAAAAGTCTAGTTGCAAGAATAATGGCGTTTTTATCACCCAAAATAATATCACTAGGATTTACATTACCAACGATAATAGATTCGAATAATTTATCCAAAACAACACCTTTTTTAATAAGATTTTGGTTTGAAAGAATATCTTCTTCCTTTGCTGTCATATGTTTTATAGTAATTCTACCAGAAGCCAATGGATGGTCTTTTGGATATACCTTACCCTGCGATGGAAGGTCTAATACTTCCGTTGGAAAATCATATTGTTTTTCGTCTATCATAACTTTACTTGTTTTAATTTTGTATATATAAATACATAAAAATTAAAAAATTGGAAATAAAAAACCCCCATCATTTCTGATGAGGGTTGTCCTTCGGTAGCTTCCGTAAGGAATATTTTAGAATTCAAGAATTGCGTAATCGTAAGATAATGTTAATTCAATGGTTGCAACCTCATTTGATGAAAAATCTAATTCACCAAAGTTTGCTTGTTGAATAAATGCACCTTTTAAAGTCCATTGTTCAATTTTATCACCAACTGGTCCTAATAGGTAGAAAGTAATATCTTTTTTATAGAAATCTGCATATCCACGTCTACCAGTAATTGATTCGTGTCCTAAACGAATCCAATCCATTACCTTTTGAGCTGCAGAAGGTACGATTGGGTCATACAATGTGATTGTTATATCTTGCCAATCAGCTTTACCTTGCAATTTTCTTTTTACGTTAATATGGTCTAAAGAAATTGTTTCAAATTGAATTGTAGGTCTATTCGCCGCTTTTACAAGATATGAAGGGATAGAATCTATCTCCATCACATATCTATTTTTCATTTTAGGTTCGAAGTTCGTATAGAACATCTTGTCAAACTCTAATATTTCTGCCATTTTATTATCCTTTTATTTTATATTAATAAATATCTACTTCCTTTATTTTCGTATTATGCTGAGAAACTTGCTCCAGTTGGTAAGATATTGAAATCTATTACGATAAATTCCGCTGTCTTAGCCGGTTGTAAGAAAATTTGTCCTGCTAATATGTTTCTATCAATTACATCAGGTGTGTTGTTACTCTCATCCATTACAACTTTAAAGGTATAAAGACCTTGTCTTTGTTGTACTGATTCTAAGTAAGGGTTCACAGTGTTTAAGAATCTTTGTCTAGTTGTCGAAGTATTTTGTTCGAATACTAAGAAACGAGATGTTGATGCAACGAATTTCTTCAAGTTGATAAGTAATCTTCTAACATTGATTCTATCTAAAGCAGATGCTTTATCTTGTAATGTCTTTTGTCCGAATGCCACAATACCTTGTCCAGGGAATGCCGCAATTGGGTTTACTTTGTTCTCATATAGAGTATCTCTTTCAGAGTGTGTTAATCTATTCAATACACTAACTGCTCCACTAATACCACCTCTATTCAAACCAGCAGGTGCAAACCATTCAGCTGCCAATCTATCGTTTGCTGCATATACTGCAGGTAACAATGTAGAAGGTGGAACTGAAGTTAATTTGTTTGTGTTACTATCGATTGTTTTAACCCAAGGATAGTAAGTTGCTACATAGTTTGAATCTACTGAATTTGCTTGCTCAGTTGCTTCAGTAATTGTATCATCATAATCGTTGAAATCAGCGATATAGAAACAATCTTGTCTTTCCTCAACCATATCAATTGCTTTAGAAGTAACCGATGGGTGAAGGCTTCTTACGATACCAGGTGTTACCACCATATTGATATCATATTCATCAGGATTAGATACTGCGTTGATTGCTTTAGTATATGCTATTGAACCATTTTGTGCTGCGTTTGAACAATTGAATCCTTGTGTATTTGCATTTCCCCAATCAGTATCACCAGCTTTAGCTATCTTTACAGTTGGGTTAGTACCATCAAATCCATATTGGAATCCTAATACAAATTGTCTTTTAACCATATCAGTTGATGCCGAACCAGTCATTACATATGATAATTGTGAATCAAATGCGAATACTACGTTAGCGCCAGCTACTGCTCCATCAGGAATTGGTTTTAAATATTGTTTGTTATCAATTGCTTTATATGAATCTTCAAAATCAAATCCACTAAAATATATTGGAGATGATGATGTGTTGTTTGCTGAGCCTGTTTGATAATTTACGGCAGGCACCCAATTCGCTTCTGCTGAAGTATTTGTTTTAATTGGATTCACATATGCTGTGTGTCCAAATGGTGCTGCTGATATTGGATAAGAACCTGGTCCTAAGATGTTAGAATTAGCATCTTGTACAACTACTCTTACATTTTTTGATTTATTTGAGTAATCACCAATTTCAGTTAATTTTCCATTAGCATCGATTGTTAATTTTCTATCACCAATTCTTCTAGCTATATAGTTAGGAGATGCGGGGTCTAAGTTTACATTATTATATGTTTCAACTACACTCTTTCTCTTATCCGTATCACTAAATGAACGAATAGTTACAGTAAATGTAGAATAATCAGTTGAACCATCTTCACCGGCTGCTTTTACATTAGAAATACCAACTTTAAATTTAGTATTATATAATGTACCATGTCCTATTGTTTCGAATTTAAATAAGTTATATCTTTCACCACTAATCAATTGAGATACTACAATTGGAGTACTTGCTTCTTCTGCATCACCATATACTTGTGTTGGTAAATTAACCTCATATATTGTTACTCCTTGCTCACCACTATCATTTTTAAATCCTAATGACGAACTTTCAAAATACAAATATCCATAAGCTGCTTTAGCACCAAATGGAGATTCACCAAATACATCAGAAATATCATTTGTAGCTTCTTGAAAAATTGATGCCGATATATTAGCTGCTCCAGAACCAGAACTAATTAGTCCTGATATTACAAATGAACCAGATATTGATATACTACTTGTAATGTTAGTAGAAGCATTTACAAAACCAACACCCTCATCTCCAAAATTAGTTGAATATAAAACTCCAACTATTCTTTTACCATTAGAACCGGATGCTAATATACCCAAAGGTGCTGCCTGTGAGTAACCACCAATACCGGCAACTCTTACGATTGTTGCTTGTCCAGCTTCTCTTAAATAATTTTGTACTGCATATTCAGTATAATAAGTTCCATCAGGTGTTCCGAAGACTTCTTCAAATTCTGATTGTGTTCTTACGATTGTTGGAACGAATGCAGGTCCTTGTTTAAAAGGTCCTATAAATGCCGCTCCAATTTCGCCTACTCCTTGAGCTAGGAAGGATAGGTCATTTTCTCTTGTGAATACGCCAGGTGATACGATTCTTTCTGCCATTTTATTTCTCCGATTTGTATTTTAAATTTGTATTACTAATAACTTACAGTAATACTCATATAAATATAAACAAAATATTCAAAACACAAATTAATTATTAAGAATCGATATTACAATCTATAATTTTGTATTTTGATTAAACGGGTGCTGCATCAGCCACATATGGAGTTGTACTACCAGATGTTGGTGACCACGGTAGGTCTACTTCCGCAACTTCTACCTTAACCCATTTTTTAGAAGCAATTTCTTTCAAAATTACTCCATTTATATGTTCCATATAATTAGTTGATGGGTTAGAACCACTTACATGATTTTTAATCCAACCAAGAACCTGTGCTTCTGTTAATTCATTATACGGTGTAAAACTTCCTGTATTTATTTGACTGATACTAAACGGAGTTGCTCCGGTAAAAGTACCTTCGTTGCCATCTTCGTCTGTGCCTGTTAGTTTCCATTGAGTTCCCACAACAGCGTCATCAATGTTTTCACTATTTTGCTTTTTAAGTCCTACTAATTTCCATGCGTATGTTAATCCCATAATAATTTTGTTTTATATCCTATAAATATATTATTTTTTTAAAAATAGTTATTTGTTACTGATAATTGTTTTTAGCATTTCTTTAATTTCCGCTATATCATCTTTTTGTTTGCCGATGATTATTTGTTGCTCTTTTATAGCCTCTACTAAAAGTGGAACTAATTTATCATAATCAATAGTTAAATAGTTTTCACCACTCTTAGAACCCTTTACTTCTTTCGTATCAGAATCTATATCCATATCAAATGGTGCTAAATGCACAATTTCTGGCAATACATTTTGAACTTCTTGAGCTGATAAACCTAATTGTACTTTGGTATCGGTATATCCTACCGAATGTGCTAACTCATTATTTACATAATAGAATCCATTTAATTTAGATACTTTTTCTAATGCGTTTTCAATGTTACCAACTTTTGTTTTTAATCTTTCATCGGAATAGTATGCTATAATATTTCCCTGTGCAAATATCCAATCATAACAATATATGTTGTTATTAATAATATAGTTAAATCGAGATGTTGAATTAAAGTCACCATAATATCCAGTATTGTGGTCATAGAAAATCGGAGAACGTATATCATTGTTTACATATACACCATATGGTTGCATTGACATTCTTTCTGAACCTGCATAGTACATGTACATAACAGCTCCACTCATATACCATATCCAACCTCTAGCACTATCATGCACACCACAATTATCACCTAAAGTACTCATAAAGGTATAACGAGAACCAATACCCCAACCTTGCCAACCGTTTCTACCACCATCATAAGTTGTGTAGTTACCATAAGGATTACCACCACATTCAGCTGCCCAAATACCTCTACCATATGATTGGTTATATAAACCAGTACAACCATAGTTTCTCCACCATCCGTAGTTGTAACCCTGGTCTAAGTATATCGCACTTAAACGAGAATCTCCATTAGGGTCTGAATAGTATCCCGTATTATCTCTATCGTAAATAAAGTTTGTTCTTATTTCATAAAGATATGTTCTATTACCAGAATAGTGGTTGATATAAGTTTCATATCCGTTTTGGCAATCTAAGTGTAAGTTACCATTAGTTGCTACAACAGATGCCCAGCTATTAGGTCTACCATTAGCACCAACGTAAAGATATGCTCCCCACGTTGGGTTAGGTCCATGCAATGCACCACCTCTAATTCTTAATGCTTGGTCTGATGTTGAGTTAGGGTCTAAATAATATCCACTATCATTTGAATCATAGAATGCACCCGCATACAAACCACCACCTGCAGATGCAGCGTTATCATACATAGCGATTTTGAACCATCCACCAGGGTATGGCCAGCTATGTCTCCACCATAATGAATCAGTAACACCACCGGTCAATTGCCATCCATACCCAACTCCAGAATATGAATAGTGATATACTTGCGCAGTTAAGTAGTGAGAAGTATCACCAGGACTCTGTCCAATACTACCCCAAGAATCACCCCAACCAGAACCCCAGTTCATTTGGTCATTGAATGAAGTAGTACCCCAACCCCTTGCTCCGGTCCAGTGGTTACTATCTCCGGTATAATCACTTCTTCTAAAATTAGTTTTTCCGTCTAAACCAATTCTATTTTTACCATATAGGGTTAATCCTTGCCAGTTAGTTTCACCATCACCATTAAAATAATAACCTGTATTGTGGTCATAATATATAGGAGACCTCATATCATTTCTTACCCAAATAGTAGAAGAAATTGCAGCGAATGTTGTACCATAGTTTGCTACAATCATACCGTGGTCACTTAAATAAGAACCTTGCCCACCAACGTTAGGATGTGACCAAACTATACCATATGTGTTATTTAAAGATGTACCATCTATTGCTGGTTTATATGAGTTACCCATTGAGAATACACCCTGATATCTAACAGATGTATAAACACCTACAACGGATTGCCCATAGTTATAATCTAAGTAAAGGTTTTCATTTCCATCAATTCGGATACCACCATTTGCTGCTACATATGATAATCTAGCAGTTCCATTAGGGTCACAATAATATCCAGTATTATTTGAATCATAGAATATTGGTGCTCTTAATGAGTTACCACCTGTTAAGTAGTTATTAGCATAAACAGTACTATCCGCATACCATTCCATTGTAGTATAACGAGTACCACTTGTATTAGTGTTATAAAAAATTGTAGTACCACTGGTATTGAATCTCATATAGGCCTGCCCATAGTTTGTGTTGGGTCTACCAAAGTGGTATGCACCACCGCCACCATTAAAGCTATTATCAACATTAAATCCAAATCCAGCATCATTCCAAGTGTTTCCAGGTTCGGATACCCACATTTGAAGTTGAGTTTGTTGACCCGTTCCCATCTCGTTTCCTCTAGCTATTACTCTAAATAATGAACTACTATGCCCACCTGCGGTATTAACAGGACCTCTCATATATGAACTACTATTAAGGTCAATATAATATGTAGTATCGGCTGAATCGTAAAATACCGGTGCTCTAAAACTTTCGGTATTTTCTGCGTACCTCTCAATCACAAATCTAGTAAACCAACTACCACCTCCACCAGGAGTTTCTCTTAGGTACATAGTTGTACCTTGTGGTTTCCAGAATTCGGCTGCACCAGAACCCCATTGGTGGATACGGAACATTGCCGGCTCAGTAGAGAAGTTACCAGATGTTGATACTTCCAACGAACGGAACGAACCATGTGGTTTACCCCAACCTTGTCCATAAGGGTCATGCGTCCACCATCCACTATTATCACCATATGCTCTATTGGTGTCTGCTCTCATCTTATTTGTACCAGTTATATTGAAGTAACTTGTACTAGCAAAATCACCATAATATCCGGTATCATTTGAATCGATAAAAATTGGAGCGTATAAATTATTAGTAACTCTTACGTGCGAATCACCTCTACCAATACTCATTAATATTGAAGTATTTACACCCGGAGAGTCTGCCATTATAGTTGTACCACCATATGCGGGGTTACCACCCAATTCAAGACCAGTATGCCATCCTAAAGAAAGTCTTGTATATGTAGAATATCCATTATTATACGGAGATTTTACATACATCATATAATATGGTTGTCCATCGGTTCTTTGCCCCGATGAAATACCAGTTGATGAACCTACTGCAGATGGGTCAGTTGTACTATTTGCTAAATTTATGTGTCTAGTATTACCACTTGTTTGACCTGTTCTAAAGAAAAATGTACCATCATCATCATAAAAAGCGTCAGCGTACATATTTGGAGCTCTCCATGAATCTTGTGCACTACCTATTCCACCAATGGTCATATTACCATTGTTTTGGTCAAATCTATGCTTTACATATGCCGTTCTATTACCACTTACTCTCGATGGAACAGTAAATCCACCACCAACAGCTCCAGTTGAACCTTCTGATGTAATTAAGAAATAATTTGATGGATTATCATGATATAATCCCCAACCCGTATATGGTTCATAATCAACAAAGATACCAGTCCAACCTTCTCCAGTTACTTGCTGCATACCAAATGCCGCACCTGCTGACGTTGTACCACTTGCATTAAGTAACAATCCAGGTTTATTGTAGTTTTGTACGTTATACGAACCTGCTGCAACAATAGAATTACCAGTATCGGTAAAATCCGCTCTATATGCAGAATTATTTGAATCATAATAAATAGGTGAATATACTGCAGTACCTGCGGTGAATGCCGCTGGTGTTCTTAAATCTCTAAGGTCTCCAGATATGTATGAATATGAATCAGATTCTATTGCTGCAGTATATCCTTCTGCAACATCCATTACACCACTATAATATGAACCATTTTGTATTTTACGAAGAACAACTTGTCCATAAGACCAAGATGATGAACCATTACCAATTACTATACAATATCTACCATCCTTAACACCAACTCTTACAGGTTTATCAGTCTGTCCGATTACGTTAGCTCCTATATTGTACCACTGTCCATTCCAGTTATGTCCACCAACTATTACAGTAGCACAATGGTTTCCACTATACTCATAAATGTCGATATGTGCATGAATCATACCATAGTTACCAGTTCCACCAGGGAATTTAATAACCACTGCTCCAGTTGCACTACCACCTGCTCCCCAAACTGCGTAAGGTCTACCTACTAAGTTGTCTTGCTTTATACCACCTGCTATTCTTAACGAAGTTGCCGTTGTATTTGGATTTAAGAAAAATGCAGTATTATCAGAATCATAAAATATTGGTGTTCTTATATCCGAATAATGGAAAAAATAATCACTATTTAACCTAGCGTGCTCAGTTCCTCCTCCTAATACTCTTAATGCAAATGAATTACTACTTGACATTCTTAAATCAATACCATAATCCAAATCACCGGTGACAATCATTCCCCAGTCATTGTTATTTGGTTTATTAATCCAAAGAATTGCATCGGTACCAGATGCCTCATTATCAACACCATCTAAACGAAGTCCACTTAATCTAGAATCACTTCTTGGATTTACATAATATGCCGTATTATCAGAATCTCTGAATAGCGGTGCTCTAAAATCTAAAGCCGCAAAACCTATCCCACTTTCATCTACTGAAAATAATTCGTTTGATGATTTTATTGCGTTATTACCAACTATGAATTTTTGTCCTGTTTCATTATTATTAGCATCAATACTTACACGAACCGCACCAGCTCCTGCTAAATATAAAGGAGTACTAGAATCATTATTTTGTAAAAGTACAACCGCGTAGGTACTATCTCTATATAAACCAGCATTAGTATCACTTAGGTAAAATGCTCCACCATTACCACCAGAGTTTGCTGTTACTTGATTGAATATAACATTATCAGTTGTACGAACATACTGATTCATATTGTAGGCATAAACTTGGTCAACACTATTTAATATTTGTTGCCAAGATGCCCAAGCCGATGATGATGTACCCATTCTACTCCACAACCTACCATTTGAAGTATATGCTATTTGAATTGGGTATCCACCACTTAAATCAGTACTACTGCCATAACTTCTCCAAGTCATTTGACCATTATATGTACCACCATCACTTAATCCGTTTGTACTATTTGCTTTAAAATCAAAATATACACCGTTTCGTCTACTCGATGGAGTATCATTCGTATTACGAGTATCATTAGAATCCACAGCTTCCGCAAAATCTGCGGTACCTGTTAAGTTTCCTGTTATATTTGCAAAAGTTACGCTATCACTTGTACGAATATTTTGGTTCATTAGGTAAACTTCAGTTGCTCCTATTCCGGTATCAATTGTACCGGTCAATACTAAATTACCAGCTACATATGTATTATCATCATGATACCATCTATCATTAACCTCATCCCAATAGAATTGTTTTGTTGCTGCATTACCTCTCTTAATTTCAATACCAGCATTTTCAGTTGGTGCAGTTGATGCTCCAATATCTGCATTTAATGTGATGATATTATCACCTACATTTAAAGTTGTTGTATTAATATATGTTGTTGTACCACTTACAGTCAAATTACCTGATATAGTAGCATCACCAGTAACTGTTAGTAAATTAGTAGCACCATCAAATCTTAAATTTGCTTCAACGGTTGCGTTTGGTGCAGTTCCGTTTAATGTGATTACACCATTATCAGTTGTACCAGTTAATGATAATAATCCAGATGAACCAGATGTGCCTGAAGTACCACTTGTTCCGCTTGTGCCAGAAGTTCCAGAAGTTCCAGAAGTTCCAGAAGTACCTGATGTACCTCTACTTCCAGATGTACCAGAAGTTCCTGATGTTCCACTAGTTCCTGATGAACCGCTTACTCCCGAAGTTCCTGATGTTCCACTAGTTCCTGAAGTTCCCGATGAACCGCTTACTCCCGATGTTCCACTAGTTCCTGAAGTTCCCGATGAACCGCTTACTCCAGAAGTTCCAGAAGTTCCTGATGTTCCACTAGTTCCTGAAGTTCCTGCTGAACCACTTACTCCAGATGTACCGGATGTTCCAGAAGAACCACTTATACCAGAAGTTCCTGATGTTCCACTAGTTCCTGAAGTACCAGCTGAACCACTTATACCAGAAGTTCCCGATGTACCTGAAATTCCGCTTGTTCCTGAACTTCCATCTATACCGCTTGTTCCTGAGCTTCCATTTATTCCAGATGTACCGGAGCTTCCATTTATTCCAGATGTACCGGATGTACCCGAAGTTCCTGATGAACCTTGTACTCCACTTATTCCAGATGTTCCACTTGTTCCTGAAGTACCAGATGTTCCTGAAGTACCAGATGTTCCACTTGTTCCTGAACTACCCGATTCACCAGATGAACCTTGTGCACCACTTGTACCTGATGTACCCGAAGTACCCGATGAACCACTTAGTCCAGAAGTTCCTGAAGTTCCTGAAGTTCCTGAAGTTCCTGATGAACCACTACCACCACCCGCTCCACTTACTCCAGATGTACCAGATGTACCAGATGTTCCAGATGTTCCATTTATACCTGAAGTTCCCGATGTACCACTTGTTCCCGCACTACCCGTACCACCACCAGCTCCTGTTACACCACTAGTACCGGATGTACCAGATGTTCCACTTGTTCCTGACGTTCCAGATGAACCACCACTACCACCTGTACCACTAATTCCTGAGCTTCCTGCAGTTCCAGTTGTACCGGATGTGCCAGATGTTCCTGAACTTCCTTGTGAACCAGATGTACCCGAAGTTCCATCACTACCAGAAGTTCCGGAAGTTCCGGATGTACCAGATGTACCCGATGTACCGGATGTTCCTTCTGAACCAGTAGTTCCAGATGTACCCGAAGTACCCGAAGTACCAGATGTTCCTCCTGAACCGGAAGTTCCATCAGTACCAGACGTTCCCGAAGTTCCCGAAGTTCCGGATGTACCACCGCTACCAGAAGTTCCTGATGTGCCTGATGTTCCAGATGTTCCGCTTGTTCCTGATGTACCTGATGTGCCGCTTGTTCCACTACTTCCTCCACTACCAGAAGTTCCGGAAGTTCCTGATGTACCAGAAGTTCCTGATGTACCAGAAGTTCCCGAAGTTCCTTCAGAACCGGTGGTACCAGATGTACCAGATGTTCCTGACGTACCAGAAGTTGCCGCTGCTGTTTTTATACCAATTTTACCCGTTGATGGATTATAAACCAATACCTCATCGGTTGTTATATCTGATTTTAATGAACCAACTCCAAACGATAACGAACCTGTAATACCAACGCTTCCAGTAAATTCTTGCTTATCGTTTTGCGCATCACCAAATTTATTACTTCCACTTGCATAGATTATTGATGATGAAATATATGTTGCAAATAATTCAGTTGTATTTATTTTTCCAGCTACAGTCAAATCAGTATTAACCACTAATCCTTTATTTGGAGAAATTATTGCCGTTGCCGAACCCGATTTTAATCTATCTAAATCACCAATTGCAGCTGCATTAATATTAAACAAACCACCACCATCTCCAATAAAAAGTGAAGAAGTAATTGAACCACTAATTTTTACATTAGAATTTATTTGAATCGAATTCGTTGGTGAACCAATCAAAGATGTTTGTATGCCAGAAGCAGAAAAATTTGCACCCACTTCAATTGAATGAGATGAAAAATTAGCTACACTACTTCCACTTACAAATAAAGAAATTTTATCTTTAGTTTGTTGATTTAAACCATTTGGGTTACCACCTAAATATTCCATTAATTACAACTTTTATGTTATTTCCAATACTGAAACAATTACATCCGCAGAATTAGCCAATGATGATGTTACTGAAAGAAAATCTCCACTTTCCAAAACTAACTTTTGCTCACCACCAATTAATACATTAGAACTACCGGGTATAATTAAAGAATCTTTTACAACATAAACACATTTATTTGCCGATGTATCTCTAACCATTACACTAACTGATATATTATTTGTGCTTACATTTGCTACACCAACACCAATTACAGTTGTTGAAGTTGCCGCAGGTGTTTCATATATTTTTACACCTGTTGTTCCAATTGAACCCGCTATACTATTTTTAAATGCGTTTGCCATTTTTTTTATTTTTTTATCCTAATGCTATTGCAAATGCAATAGATGAATCTAATACATCAACTCCATCTACTAAATATCCACCATCTGTTAAATTCATTGAACCAGTCATTCTTATAGAGCCACTTACTGCCAAACTATTGTTTACAATAAGATTATCAAATGATGCCTGTTGAACATCGATAGTTCCTTTAAAAGAACCGGTAAATGAACCACTTAAATTTGCGTAAGCAGATAATGCCTGTGTAATTGAACCCGAAAATATTGGACTATGTATAATCATCTATATCTATATGCTTTTTGTTATAGGTATAAATATAAATATTTTCCCTTTTAGGGTTTAACCGGCCAAGTTATATTAAATGGATTAGTTTGAGATGTAATATCTCTTAAAGATTGTCTGTATTCAGACCAAATTGCTTTTGTTTCGGATGGAATATCCGATAATTGTGTCCAATCACACTCTGATAATAATTCGTTTCGAATTTCTCTAATAACAAACCATTGATTTTCTAATCTATACGCTATTTCACTTTCGGATGCATTTACTTGAACCCAATTTTGATAATATACACCATCCACTAATATCGGTGTTCCTTCAGTAATATTTTTAGTATAATCGTTTGGTTTTGGTGTTTGTCTAACTTCATATAAGTCAAATTCTACCATAGTTTCATCTCCCAACTCATTCGGAAATGTAATATTTCTATGTGCAGCTTTTAAATCCTTAATCGTATAAGGATAATTGATTTCATTATTTATAATTCGTAAATACATAATTTATTTAAATGTTGATGGTATTGATGCAAAATTTGTTAGATTGACACAATTATTAAATGCATCAGTTCCAGCAGGTGTTGGTACTCTATTCCATAATTCCGGAGCAGTTCCACTTAATGCGTTTGAAGTTGAACTCATATTATAAACCTGTGAAAATGTTGTTACTGCTGTATTAAATGTAAATTGTAATACATTTGTCAACGCTCTACAATTTCTAAATGTACCGGAAAAACTTGTCACATTAATATTTAGGTCAAATAAAGTTGAAGGCACGGAAGTTAATGATGCACACGCAAAGAAACATGATGCGAAAGATACTACGTTTACCGAAGTATCAAATAATCCAGTAGGTACTGTTGATATTGTATTAACGGTTGCAAACGCACTAGCAAATGATGTTACATTGGGTGAAAAATCAAACATATCAGCTGGTATAGATGTTATAGATGTACCATTCATAAAATTTGAAAAGCTTATTATTTCATTCAAACCATCATACCCACCAACTGCACTTAATGATGCACTACTTGGTATAGAAGTGATATTTATACACCCATAAAAATTTAATGTTCTCAATCCTACTGTACCAAATTGTATAATACTTGTTATTAAACTTCTTATTCCTACGTTGTTATTTACTTGAAATCCTGGCATTAATCCAGTAATAGTAATTGTATATGTACCGGCTGAAACGTATGTATGGATTCTATTTACCGATGATGATGAAGTAATTAAAGGTGATACACTACTATCTCCCCAATTTATAGTCAATTGTGGTGTAAGACCACCATAATCAGTAATTGGACATGTAAATACAGTATTAGCCGATGTTGTTGTAATTTGAAACACAAATGGAAATGCTTGTGTTGAATCTGATTCTGCTAGTCTTCTTGCTATTCCCATAATATTAACTTAAATTTTTAGCTATTGTAAACCCATACCAACTTGTTCCACCATCAAATGTATAAAACACTAACACATCTTCACCAGACGAGGTCAATACGGGTTGAACACCACCTGCCCAATTAACTGATGCTGGCCATGTGATTACATATGCCCCCGCATTTACAGTTAATAAAGTAAATCCAAATGCTTTAGAAACAGGTGCGTTAGTAAATGTTACCGTAGAAGTACCATTAAATTGTCTTCTAAAATTATTTGCTGTTGAACAATCTATTGAAACACTACCACCGGTTCCTAAATCACTATAAATTTCTCTATAAGCAGTTGCTTCTAAATATGTACTAGCATCTAACCCACCGGTTAATGTAATATCACCCGTTTGCGTTGTATTACCAACTATTGTTAATGTAGTACCATCATATGTTAAATTACTTTCAACGTTTGCTTGAATAGGAGAATCCTGATATGTAATTAATCCATTATTAGTAGCACCATTTAGTGGAAACCCATTTGTACCAGATGTTCCAGATGTTACACCGAGTGCTGATGTTCCAGATGAACCACCACTTCCTCCAGTTCCGTTTATACCGGATGTACCAGATGTTCCAGATGTAATTCCCGGTGCGTTTGTACCACTAGTACCAGATGTTCCAGTTTGTCCAGATGTTCCGGATGTTCCAGAACTAAATCCTGGCGCATTAGTACCAGAAGTTCCCGATGACCCATTTTCTCCAGATGTACCCGAAGTTCCTGAGCTATATCCCGGTGCATTAGTACCAGATGTACCAGATGTTCCATCAGAACCACTACTTCCAATTGCACCAGATGTTCCTGAACTTCCAAAGAATGTTCCATTCAAACCAGATGTACCTGAACTTCCGGATGTTCCGGATGTTCCATCGGTTGCAGAGGAACCAGAAGTACCGTTTGAACCAGAAGTTCCTGAAGTTCCACTACTTCCAAATAAAGTTCCATCTAAACCAGATGTACCAGAAATTCCTGAAGTACCTGAAGTACCATCGGTTGCAGAAGAACCAGATGTACCACTTGTACCATTAGAGCCTGATGTTCCAGAACTTCCAAATAAAGTTCCATCTAAACCAGATGTACCAGAAATTCCTGAAGTACCTGAAGTTCCCGAAGTTCCTGATGTACCACTTGTTCCATCTGAACCAGAAGTTCCTGAAGTTCCGCTACTTCCAAATAAAGTTCCATCTAAACCAGAAGTTCCCGATATACCTGATGTACCAGAAGTACCGTCTAACCCACTTGTGCCGGAAGTTCCCGATGTACCTGCTGTTCCCGATGTACCACTGCTTCCAAATAAAGTTCCATCTAAACCAGAAGTTCCCGATGAACCAGAAGTTCCTGAAGTTCCTGATGTCCCATCAATACCTGAAGTTCCATTTATTCCCGAAGTTCCCGATGTACCACTGCTTCCAAAGAATGTTCCATCGAATCCGGATGTACCAGAAGTTCCCGAAGTTCCGCTCGTGCCACTACTACCAGAAGTTCCTGAAGTACCATCACTACCTGAAGTTCCACTACTTCCAAAAAATGTTCCATCTAATCCTGATGTACCACTTGTACCATCCGTTCCCGATATGCCGGATGTTCCCGATGTACCACTTGTCCCATCCGAACCTGACGTACCGGAAGTACCACTACTTCCAAAGTATGTTCCATCTAAGCCCGATGTACCAGATGTTCCATCGGTTCCTGATATACCGGATGTTCCGGATGTTCCAGATATGCCGGATGTACCAGAAGTTCCATCTATACCGGAAGTACCACTACTTCCAAAGAATGTTCCGTTTACACCAGAAGTTCCATCAATACCAGAAGTTCCACTTGTGCCCGATGTTCCACTTGAACCAGAAGTTCCTGAAGTTCCATCTATACCGGAAGTACCTGAACTTCCAAAGAATGTTCCATCCAATCCTGAAGTTCCTGATGTACCAGAAGTTCCCGATGTCCCATCAATGCCTGAAGTTCCTGACGTACCATCGCTACCAGATGTACCCGAAGTACCATCACTGCCGGATGTACCAGAAGTTCCAGATGTACCCGATGTACCATTAGTACCACTCGAACCAGATGTACCCGAAGTACCATCACTGCCGGATGTACCAGAAGTTCCATCTATACCACTTGTTCCTGATGTGCCCGAAGTACCATCAGTACCTAACCCAGAAGTTCCTGATGTACCAGATGTTCCATCACTACCGGATGTTCCAGAAGTTCCGTCACTACCGGATGTACCAGAAGTTCCTGACGTTCCTGATGTACCTTCACTACCATTAGTTCCCGATGTACCAGAAGTTCCATCACTACCCGATGTGCCAGAAGTACCATCACTACCCGATGTACCAGAAGTACCACTCGTACCTTCACTACCATCAGTTCCGGATGTACCAGATGTTCCCGATGTACCATCAGTACCAGAAGTTCCAGAAGTTCCCGATGTACCAGATGTGCCATCACTACCAGTTGTTCCGGAAGTTCCAGAAGTTCCTGATGTACCTGATGTACCTGATGTACCCGAAGTACCATCTATTCCGCTTGTTCCAGAACTTCCAGATGTTCCACTTGTTCCTGAAGTTCCAGATGTACCTGATGTACCCGAAGAACCTTCACTTCCCGAAGTACCAGAAGTTCCTGAAGTACCCGATGTACCATCAGAACCAGTACTTCCTGATGTTCCGGATGTGCCAGATGTACCAGAAGTTCCTGAAGTTCCGCTTGAACCAGATGTACCTGCTTCTCCACTGCTACCAGAAGTTCCGGATGTTCCGGATGTTCCATCTATACCTGAAGTTCCTGATGTACCAGAAGTTCCTGATGTACCAGAAGTTCCTGAAGTTCCGGTTCCACCGCTTGTACCCGAAGTTCCAGAAGTTCCTGATGTACCAGATGTTCCCGATGAACCACCGGTACCTGTACTACCGGACGTGCCACTACTTCCTGCAGTACCACCACTACCTGCAGAACCGGATGTACCAGAAGTTCCACTTGTTCCCGAAGTTCCTGATGAACCTCCGCTACCCGAAGTTCCCGATGTACCACCGCTACCAGAAGTTCCTGATGTACCACCACTTCCTGATGAACCAGAAGTTCCCGAAGTTCCGGATGTACCAGATGTTCCCGATGAACCAGATGTTCCTGATGTTCCAGAAGTACCAGAAGTTCCTGATGTTCCAGATGTTCCAGATGTTCCTGATGTCCCAGAAGTACCAGAGGTACCAGAAGTTCCCGATGTACCACCACTCCCGGATGTACCAGATGTGCCAGAAGTTCCTGATGTACCAGAAGTTCCGGAACTACCGGTTGTACCAGATGTGCCAGAAGTTCCTGATGTACCAGAAGTTCCAGAAGTTCCTGATGTACCAGATGTGCCAGAAGTTCCTGATGTACCAGATGTTCCTGATGTTCCATCTATACCACTTGTTCCTGATGTACCGGATGTGCCAGATGTACCAGAAGTTCCATCTAATCCACTTGTTCCCGAAGTACCAGAAGTTCCAGAAGTTCCAGAAGTTCCTGATGTACCCGCCGAACCATCGGTGCCCGATGCACCAGATGTACCAGATGAACCTTGTACACCTGCTATATTTCTTCTTTCTAATCTTTTATTTGTAGAATTCCAAACAACTACATCTTCGGCTGAACCTGATATTAAATTTCCTAAAAATACACTTCCGCTTATTCCTAAACTTCCACTAATTGTAAGTGATGCGTTTATTGTTTGATTTGTGTTTATGTTTAAGAAAGATGATGTATCAGTATTTGCCGAATTTAACGCGAATGATGCCGTTAGTGCAAAAAATCCAAATGATGAAGTTGCAACAGACATTGACGATGTTACTGAATTTTGAACAAACTCCGCTGCATTTAAAGCACTACCACCTCCACCACCTAATATAGTTACCAATACACCATCAGAACCAGATGCTATCACATCAACGCCAGAGCCAGTAAAATGAATTTTTCCTACCTGTGCTTTTACTAATGAACTTGTTTGATATACACGTAATTCAGTTCCTCCGCCTTGTGATGCATTTAATGCGTATGATGCTGTCAATGCGTAAGATGAACTTACTGCACTAAATACGGCCATTGAAGATGTTTGGTCATTTCTTACATAAGCATTTGCGTTTGCTAAAGATGCGGATAATGATACCAACGATGCCGAATCAAACCCCGTCACCGCATCTGCTAATAACGCTTTTCTAGCAAATGATGCCGATAGAACTTCTCCAAATACTCTATTTCCATCAATTGTACCACTTATTAAAGAACCACCACTACCAATTACAACATGCCCAGAAGTTAATCCCGCAAATTTAACTTGTATTGTATTATTATCAATTGATTTGATAGTACCTGCCATAATCTGGTCTTCAGAACCAGTAGCATATACCTGTACCATTGGATAACGAATATCCAAATTATGTACAATTGTTAAGTCACTTACATTACTAAATGATACGGTCTCCGTTAATGATGTTTCCGGTTGTGGAATAAAATAACCCTGAGTATCATTGTATCTTAATATTTGATATTCTGCCGATGCGGTTGGTCCTACTCCTTGAAAATTATATGTTCCTAAGAATGAGCCGGTAAACAGTGAAGATTTTATAATACCACTTGCTGTTATATTACTAAATCTTGCTTTATTTTCCACATACATTTCTCCCCAAAAAAATGAAGATGTATTAACTACAAATCCGTTATTTGGAGAAATTGATGCCGTTGCAGACCCACTCTTTAATATAAATGTTTCAAATGATAAATTTGCAATATTAATATTATTTAAACCACTACCGTCTCCTACATATGTAGAACCACTTTGGAGTATCATATTTCCACCACTTACAAACACACTTCCACTTACAGTTAATGAACCGGAATGTATTCTAGTAGATGTATTTATTTCAAG